TGTCTTTCCGTTTTAAAAGATTTAGCCGCGTAAATGTATTTAGTATTCATTTTATTATTACTATATAGTATATATATCTATTTCTTTAAGTTATTTTAAAAAGTCAATTTTTTGAGAAATTAATATTTATCAACACTATCATCTTCTAAACAGAGAGAACACCAAAAAGACGTATTTTCACTATCTCTATAATATTTGAAATCTTTTACAGATAATTCTTCGCTACAATTTACACATTGAATTTCTTCTAATATATCGTCATCTTTCAGTAAATTATTATCAATTTTATAACAATTGAAACATTTCCAATTATATTTCTCTCGATTACGGAAATCATCCATTTCTAACCAAAAAGAACAATCACAAGAAGGACTATCCATCCAAAGACTGACTTCTCCCATATCCAAATGTTTATATTTGTCGAAATTAATTTCTTTCTGTATTTTAATAAATTTATAGAATATAATCCAATTTCTGTTGGAAATTTCAGTATAAAATATATTCTTACTTTGAAAGTATTTTAAACTTACAATATAATCATTTTTAAAACTATTTCCGTAGAAATCATTATACCCACTTCCGTAATTCTCAACATTATCAATAAAAGACCAAAATGCTTCCGCAGATGGGGTCATTTCAAGACTTTTCATACCAAGAAAAGACCATACTTCACGTTGTAAATCTTTTGGTAAATTTCTCATTATTTCGGTCATTTTTGTTTCTACTATATAGTATATATAAACTAATCTTTATATATTTTAAAAAGTCAATTTTTTGAGAAAATAAAATTGAAATGAAAAATCAATTTTTTGATATATTAAAATCTAATGAAATCTAAATGGAATTATTTAATTATAATTTAGAGGATATTGAAATTAATTTCAGGAAATTGAGAGAAATTGGAACGAATGCCGGTTCTAGGGGAATATCAATAATGGGTAATAAAGTAGTCGATTATTATACTGGAATGGAACGTTTGAATACGATAGGAAACAAAGGAATAAATTTTCATCAATTTTTTGAGAAAAGGAGAGAATATGCTGAAAAAAATTATATTCGAAATCTCCTGAATTTTTATAAAATGGATGTGGATAATGCTACTACCAAAGTATGGTATAGAATATTCTGTTTAAGTTTCGGTTCCATCAATGTATTTCGACCAATATTATCCATGAGTATCTATTCTAAATTCTCTCCAACATGTATATTAGACCCAACGATGGGATGGGGTGGAAGACTGGTCGGTGCGTGTGCGTTAGATATTCCGCACTATATAGGTATAGATAATAATTTAAATTTGAGAGAACCTTATAATGAAATGTCTAAATTTCTCTCAAATCATTCAAAAACAAAGATAGAATTATTTTGGGGAGATTGTATAACGTTTGATTATAGTAAGATAGAATATGATATGGTATTAACAAGTCCGCCTTATTATAATATAGAACAATATTCATTTCAAGAGAGAAGAACAAAACAAGAATGGAATGAGAATTTTTATATACCATTAGTGAGAGAAACATTTAAATATTTAAAGAAAGGAGGTAAGTATTGTTTAAATATTCCAATAGAAGTTTTTGAATTAGTGAAGACGTTATTGGGGGAACCAAACTATACTACCCCCTTTCCAAAATCCCAGAGAAAAGACCCAAATGCTAAAGTCCTAAAAGGGGAATTTATATATATATGGGAGAAATAAAATTTTAGAATTCTCCCGAAAAATTGAAAATATCTTTATCTATTTTTTTATTCGCCAAAGCATATTCACTAACACGACATTCAAAGAAATTCGTTTTCCGGTCTATACTAATATTTTCCATGTAAGAGAAAGGACAACCAACATTCCATATTTTTTCATATCCTAATTGGAGACAAACTCTATCTGCTACAAAATGTATATATTGGGTCATTAATTTCGAATTCATACCAATAAGACGACATGGTAATGCTTCTGTAATAAATTCGGTTTCAATCTCTACGGCTTCTTTAATAATCGTATGAACTTCTTCTTCTCTCAATTTATATTCTAATTTTTTATATAACGCCAAACCGAATTCAGTGTGTAAAGCTTCGTCTCTCGAAATCAATTCATTCGAGAAACAAAGTCCTTTTAATAAATTCTTACTTTTAAACCAATAAATAGCACAAAACGCACCGGAAAAATGTATTCCTTCCACGCAAATAAACGCAATTAATCTCTCGGCAAAACTGCGGTTGCTATCAATGTGTTTTTTGACCCAATCTGCTTTTTTCTTAACACATGGGTACGTGTTAATCGCATTGAATAATTTATTTTGTTCTTTTCTATCTTTAATATAAGTATCAATTAAATTCGCATATACTTCCTGATGAATACCTTCAATAGCCATTTGAAAGCCGTAAAATAATCTAGCTTCACTATTCTGGACTTCATTGAAAAATCTCACCGCCAAATTTTCATTAATCAAACCATCCATACACGCAAAGAAAGCCAAAATGAGAGAAATAAAATGTTTTTCGTCTGGGGACATTTTGACCCAATCTACTAAATCTTTGGATAAATCTACTTCATCTGCCGTCCAAAAACACGCTACAGCGGTTTTATACATTTTATATAAATCCTGATGAACTACAGGTAATACTACAAATCTCTTATCATCCGGTATTAAAAGTGGTTCCATATATAATATCACCAGAGAAGATAATCGGCAAACCAGCCTTTGGAACCGATAACACTTCTATCTTTTTCGTGTCTGCGTTTATATAATTCTCTTCGAAAATCGGCATACTCTTTCCCGTGAGTTTTAATATAAGTAGGATAATCTTTATAATGAATATCTCCTACACTACAAATATAGTCTCCATCCGGAGTAAAAATATCTATTTTCTTTCCTTCAAATACAGATGGAATAATGGTAACGCCAAGACGTTTCGCTCTAATTTTGGTATAAGGTAATATATGATACATCTATATAATATATTATATTAAACTTCTGCTTTACTTTCTAAATCACTTGTTTCTTTCTCTACTTCTCGATGGATATTCAAACACCCAAAACAAAGATTAACTTGGTCGCATTTTGATTTAAAAGCATACCTTAATACCAGTCCTAAAAAACCGACACTAATGGTAACTATAATGATAATGGTAGGATTATCCATTTATATAAACCGGATATTTTATTAAGGAACAATATTTAATACGTTACCATTTCTCCAAACAGACCCAGATGTTGCGGGGGCTGATGTTGGTAATCCTCGAAAATTAAGATTAATAGTTGTTCCAAGTGGAAAATTTAAACTATTATAAGTCAAATTAGAAGTTATTGTTCCAGAAGTACTAGCCCGAACAATTAAAATACCGGTTCCACCAGCAGAACCAGAGCTTCCCGTCCCAGCACCCGACCCTCCAGCACCTCCACCACCGCCAGTATTTGTAAATCCAGCAATTGACGCAACAGATGTTCCACTATTAGGAACATTATTTGTCCCACCATTTCCACCTCCTCCTGTTCCACCTGGAGCTACTGCCCCACCCCAACTACCACCACCACCACCCCCAGCAAGAAAACCACCAGTAGTAGCGGCACTCCAACCAGTAATAACACTATTAATAGTAGAAGAAACAGCATTTACAAAAGTATAAACTAAAGCAGCAGCATTAATACCAGCAATTCCACCAATACCAGCACCACCAGCCCCAGCAGTAACTCCACCAGTAGTAGCTGTTGGTGCTGTTTGTCCTGACGCAGGAGAAATTCCAACAGCACCAGCACCTCCACCACCACCACCGGCTCCATTAGTTCCTACAGAAGCATACACCCCTTTCGCCCCATTAAATCCACCATTAGGAGGGGGATTGGGATTAGGATTAGCACCAGCCCCACCATTTGCGTCAGTTCCAGTTACAGCACTACCACCACCACCATTACCATTAGAAGCTAGTCCAGCTGCTCCGGTTCTAACAGCAAGAAGTCCAGCACCGGTTCCACCACCACCACCACCACCGGCGGTTAATCCACCTGAAAAAGCAAAAGTAGTGTTCCCTCCATTTCCCCCAATAGTAGTACTAGTTCCAGCAGTACCACCTGTTCCAATACTTATATTATAATTACCAACACCAATACTTGCTCCAGATACAGCAATAACACCTCCGGCTCCACCACCTCCAGCATGAGAGGTACCACCACCACCACCTCCTCCTACCATTATAAAATCAATAGTAGTAGCACCTGAAACTACTAAAGTCCCACTACTACTAGTAAATATTTGATAAATATATCCACCCGTAGTAATAGTTTGGTTTCCACCAGATATAGGAGCACCAGCACCAGCAGCGGAAAAATTCGAAGCCGTTAAAGTAGAAGTAAAAGGATTAAAAGTAAAAGGAGTAGGGGCAGCATTATCACAAAATAAAGGATTAGACCCTACTGATTTTTGAAATGGAATAAAACATGGTTGGTCGCTTTCATCACTAGTCAAAGTGGTAACCGCAGTAGCGGTAGCAGCATTTCCAGATATTCCGGTTTTAGTAATAGTATTGGTAGCAGTTCCATCTGTTAAAACAATAGTAGGATTATCAGGAGTAGCATCCGGTTGTAAAGTTATATCACCAGTTCCGGCATCACTAACGAGAGAAATCCTACCCGAATTAGGATAACAAGTAATATTTTTTGTTTTTTGAATAGCACCCACACTATTATTAGATAAATCTACAAAATTCAAAAAATGAATACCAGTTTGACTATCACTATTACGAGTAGTATATCCATTTTTATTTATAGTATTGGTAATTCCACCAACAATCCCATCGGTTAATTCAATGTGTGGATTAGTAAAACTAAAATTTGGTAATAGCTTAATAGTATTTGTTCCACTAGGTAAATTATTGAGAATAATATCATTCGTCGCAGTATCACCAATTGCTAAAACTTGGTCTAAATTCTGGCTACCACCACCACCACCACTACCCATTAATCCGTATAAATTCGATATTCTTTGATTAAGTTGATTAGTGCTATTACTCATTTATATATAAATAGAAGATATTTTTATCTTATAATATAATATAATAAAACATGAACGATATATTTACCGACAAAAATATAACCGATAGTTCGAAAAATCTATATTTGAAAAACTTAATTAGATTAAATGGGGGAGAAATCAAAAACTTTAACTTCCTAAAGAATGAAAATGAGATTTTAGAGAAATTGAAAAAATATAAACCAAATACTCAAAGAACATATATTATTTCTATTGTTTCTCTCTTAAAAGTTCTCTCAACAAAGGAACCAAAAAAGTATAAAAAATTATATGATAAATATTATTCCCTTTTAGATGATATGAATAAAAATCTAAAGGTCAATAATGAGAAAACAGATAAAGAAGAAAAGAATTGGATTTCTCAAGAAGAAGTTTTAGAGAGATGGAATGAATTGAAAAAAGTAATTCCATCTTTAGGAAAAAAAATCAATGAGGAACAATTCAATGAATTACAGAAATTAGTTATTCTTTCTCTCTATTGCTTACAAAGACCAAGACGAAACAAAGATTATCAAGACATGTTAGTAATGAGAAAATACACGGCACCGGTAGAAGGAACGGAACCAGCCAAAGATAATATTTTAGATTTAGCCGGAAATAGATTTATCTTTAATAATTTCAAGACAGAAAAGAAATATCATTCTCAAGAAATAAAAATAATTCCGGAATTGAGAGAAATATTAGATATATATCTAAAATATCATCCAACGTTCAAGAAATCGAAAACACCCGTACAACTATTAGTGAATTTCGAAGGACAACCATATACCAAGAATAACGATATGACGAGACTATTATATAAAGTATTCAATAAGAAAATAGGATGTAGTATGCTACGTCATATTTTCCTTACAGATAAATACAAAAATGTAATGGAGGAAATGAAAGAAGATACAAAGGAAATGGGGACAAGTGTCGAGATGATGAAAGACCAATATATTAAAAATTAATTAATCCAATAGGCAACTAATTCATCGGCTCCCAATCCAATTTCCTTTTTATATTTCTTAATAAATTTTTGAAATTCTTCTAAATCGTAAAAGAAATTCTTCATCATTAATATTCGAAGGATTACCCACCGACCACAAGTAGCCGATTTATTACAAAGTTTCTGGAATTTATAATGATTATAAACAATCTTCTTTCCTTTGGTTTTCTTCAAAAGGTCTCTCAAAATAGTTCTACCTTCTCCCAACAATCGCCTTTTCACAGCGTTAATAAATTTCAATTCACAATCCACATCTATTCCGTAGCTATCGAACCATTCAATAGTATCACCATATCGTAAAATACAAGTCCAATGACCGGAATTATAATTTTCTTCAATCAAAATAATCTTGTAAGACCTATCTTTTGGGAGAAGTTCTTCAATAGAATTATAATTAGCTAATTCACTATATTTAATCACATTATTCTTGTAATGGTTCGTTTCCGGAAAATATCTCTCTAAATCTAAATCCGTAATATTTGTTCTCATTCTTGTAAGAACTTCATCCATGTTAATTTCACTCATTTATTATATCCAAAGAAAAAAATATCGTTAAACCCCAAAAATAAAATCTAAATATACTTTAGAGAAATCTAAATGGTTCATTTTCAAAAAGATTATATTTACGGCGTTCAACAAGAAGCAACTATCTTACCAATATTACAGCAACATTTTGGAAATACTTTATCCAGAAATAACGAGAGATGGGGAAAATATGATTTCTATAATGAGAATTCGATATTTGAATTGAAATCTAGAAAGAATAAAAAGTGTGCGTATCCTACTACATTGATGACCTGTAATAAGGTAGTGAAAGTAGATGAAAAAGATTTATATTTTCTCTTTAATTTCACGGATGAACTTTGCTGTATTAAATACGAACCTTCTCTCTTTGAAACCTTTGAGAAGAAGAATTATTCTCGAATTAATCAAACATATGACGAGAAAGAATATTACTTTATCCCGGTATGTAATTTAGAAACAATAAAAAAATATGAACCTACTATATAACATGGCTTGGCGTTCTCTCTTTGCTATTGATAATCCAAATGGGAGAATTGGCTCTCAATATAGTGCTATTATTAATACTTCATTAGCAGGTAATATTTTATCAGGAGTTCAAAGTATAGCAAATTTTCCTTCTTCATCTTTACCAATAGGTGTATATTCTATTGCCGTATCTATTCCTATAAGTACCAATACTTCTGGTGTTGGATTAGTTCTGGATAGTTGGGTGTTAGGTGTTGGTGGTCTTTCGACAACTAGCACCTTATTTCCAAGCACTACTCTTGCCCCATTTCAAATCACAATACCAAATCCAGGTGATAACACTACTTCAACAATTAGTGGTAATTTTATAATTTCAATAACAAATTCAAATCCAATATATATAAATTCTTATTGGAATTCAGGAGACCCAAATAATATAATAGGATTTAGAGGTAATCCTTTCTTTTCATCATTAACTTCTTGTATCGCAACTAAATTAGCTTAATTGAAACATTTAGGGAAAAAAAAATATTAAGTAAGTATATAAAATGTCTTGGCGTTCTCTATATGCTATTGATAATCCAAATGGGAGAATTGGTTCTACAACAACTGCTACTCCGGTATCAATTACTGCTGTAGTTGGTGGAGCAGCTAACATTGCTCCAATTCAAAATTTAGCATCTTTTACTTCCCTACCTGTAGGTGTCTATTCCGTTTCCGTATCGGTTCCTTTAGCTAATACCGCAGGAACAGCAACTATCGCTGATAATTGGATTATAGGAGCAAGTGCTTCAGCTTCAACAGCTGCTTTTATTTACGGACAAAAAGCAATTATAAATTTTCCTACAACAATTGCTGTGGAAACAGCAACTCCAACACTGGTTACTGACTTTATTTTAAATGTTCCTAGTGTTAGTACTCCTACTACTATTTACATTAATTCATCATTTATAAATGGGTCAGCTGCTAATAACGCACAATTATCTTGGGCTGGTACTACCTCACCAGGTATTGTTATTGTCGCAACAAAAATGGCTTAAATAATTAGATTTCTAAAATAAAAAATCTAATTATATACAAATGGTAAAAGATGATAAATATTATTTTCATCAAACTCCGGATTAGATTTTTACATGATGAAAACATTAGATTTCTACAAATTAGATATGAAATAGATATGTATATGTAAAAATTTTAAAATTTTTACATATACATATCTATATAAATCGAAAATAGCATTGTAAAAATCTAAATAGTCGATATTAGATATATACAATTAGATATATACATGTAGAAATCCAATATTTCTCTCGAATATAATGTAAATTAGATATTTAGGAATGATACAAAAATATATTAGCACTATTATATATAATGTCCTATAGACCAAAACCAGAATTGAGTAATGTTCCGGCAATACCCGACCATATATACTACGATGTATTAGTTACAAATTTTAATAGCACTACAGGAAACCCAATACCAATATACTTTAACGAAAATAGAACCAATCCTATTATCCCTTGTACGGGAGAATATGAAATGAGTATTATTCGATTTCAAGTAGATACTCCCGATTTACCGGTATTCATTCCAGTAATTGAACCAAACCAACCTTTGAATAATATGACTAATTATACTATTACTTTAACTATTAAGCCACAATTTAGACCAGATGGGACTACCCCTAATACAACTACTTACGTCTCTCAAGCAAAGATTATATGGGTAACGCAAGATACTTCGGCACCGGTTCCACCACCACCAAGCATTAATGGTGGTTATCAATCAAATGTAGGAGATTATTATTATTGTTATTCTTATCAACATTTTCAATCTTTAATTCAGGCTACTTTAGTAAGAGCATTTACTTTTTTACAACAAGCATTAATAGATAGTTTATATTCTACATCTACTGCTAACAAAGAAATACTTGGAATATTACCACCAATCTTTAGCTGGGATAGCACAACATCTTGTGCGGTGATTAGCACTCCTCAATTTAAAAAAGATGGAACTTCTCCTGCTTTTGAAACTAGAACTTTAGTAGGCGGAGTTATAACACCTAATCTGTATGGTGTGAAAATGTATTTCAATTCTCCCTTATATCAATTATTTACTTCTTTTAATTCTATCTTTAAGGGACAATCGAATAGTATTACCGCATCCAATACAGCTGGGTCTCAAGTTCTAGGATATTATCAAAATCCTAATGGATATGATAGTATTCAATTTTCTTCAGGAACGATTTTAACCGGATTGAATTACGAAATTACTATTCTTAATCAACAAGGTACCAGTCAAATATTATCGCCAAGTCTTTATCCAATTGTTAATCCAAATACTGCGGGAGATGTAACCAATGTCTTCATTCAAACATTCCAGGAGTTTAGCACAATTGTGAATTGGACGCCCATCGATAGTATCGTCTTTGTATCGAATACTTTACCAATTGTTAGTAATCAATTAGCATCTCCACTTATCTTTAACGAAAACCAAATTATTTCGGGAGACGGGAATAATGCTAGGTTCGCACAAATTATTACGGATATAGTTTCTAATGAAAATTCTTATAAACCAAATTTATTGTATAATCCTACTGCCGAGTATAGAATGATTAGTTTAACCGGGAACCGACCTTTAACAAATGTAGATGTTTCCGTATTCTGGAGAAATAAGTTAGGAAATTTATTCCCCATTAATCTATTAAGTGGAGGCAGTTGTTCTCTCAAATTCTTGTTTAGAAAAAGAATAGTTTAGAAGATATTTTAGGCAATACTTAATAAAAAAAATATTTATTAAGTATATAAATGACTGACTTTAAAACCATCCTCCTAAAAGATAGTCGTCTTGCGGATATTACCGACAATCTTACTTTTGCGGTTCAATCGGGTGCCGCCAATACTACTTACCAACAATTCACTGCTGTTTCCACATCCAATTCTTCGGTTACCTTTACTATCCAAATTCCTAGTGAAAGTATCGTCATTAACAGAGAATTACTTATCTCGACCGGAATTACCTTTACACTATTTACTGGTGCCCCAGTTGCTAATGGTGCTACAGCCATTCAATGGGGAAGTAATTGTGCCCTTCAGGCATTCCCTTTCAACAAGCTTATTACAACGGCTACTGCTACCATCAATAATACCACTGTCTCTCTTAACGAACAGGATGTTCTCGATTGTCTTTTGAGATTTAACGATAGTAGAGAATTGTATCGTTATAATGGTATGACCCCAACCTTACCCGACCAGGCATATTACAATTATCAGGATGGTGTTGGAGCTAATAACAATCCTTTAGCAAACTGGACGAACCAGTCATACGATTTAGACCAGGCACCAAGAGGAGCATTCCCAGTTTCCATTACTGCTTATACTTCTCCTAATGCTGCGGGACCCTGGACTTTATCCACTACTGGTGCTTTGAACTCTACTGGAAGTGCTAAATATTTCGCTTTTGTTGTGAATACTCAAGTGATAGAGCCATTGTTCCTTTCTCCTTTTATTTTCGGTAATCCGGAATATAATTGTGGAGGCATTGCTGGTGTAAATACAATTAATTTCGTGTTTAACATTGATAGCACAGCCAAAAGATTGATGTCGGTTGCTTCTTCTGTTGGTTTGAATTCATCTGCTTCTATTACTCTAGGAGATGCGGTTGGTGCCCCTACTTTCTCTAACCCATTTCAAGGTGGAAGCACACAAATGTTGTTTAATTTCCTATCTACCCAAGCTAGTGATTTAATTCCATCCAGAAATGTTGTGCCTTACATGGATTACCCAAGATACCTTTCTCAATCCACTCAAAATGCTATTCTTCAACCAAACGTTGCTACTCCAATTACATCTCAAAATATCCAACTTAATCAACTTCCTGATTATTTCATTATTGTGGTTCGTAAGCCAATGTCTCAACAAACTATTTACGATAGTGCTTCTTTCTTAACTATTAGTAAAATTTCTATTAATTTGAATAACCAGTCTGGACTTTTGGCTTCTGCTACTCAAGCAGACTTGTGGCGTATGAGTGTTAATAATTGTTCTACTCAATCATGGGCTGAATTTTCAGGAAGTGCTGTATCTACCAACATTACACAAGGAGTTCCAGCTACTATTGATACTACCGGTTCCATCTTAATTCTCAACCCCCCAAAAGATTTGAGTTTGCCGGACTACCTTTCTTCGTCCTCAATCGGGCAGTTCAACTTCCAGTTCCAAATTACTTGTACCAATACAACGGCTACGGCTTTCCAACCTGAAATATTGGTCGTCACCGCTAACTCTGGTATCTTCGTTACCCAAGCTGGTTCCAGTGTTATCTACACTGGTATTTTGACGAAACAGATGGTCGTAGATACCAAAGCCGAGAAGTCTGCTGACCCGGTTTCATCTGCGGAATTCAAGAGAATGGTTGGAGGTAAAATACATCACATGAATTCTGGTGTTATTAAGAGAATGGCGCAACAGCTAGGAAAGAAACTACACTTTAATGGTGGAGCCAGTGGTGCTTCTTCCGGAGGAAAAATGAGTAAATTCTGTTAAATATTAGCTATTAAATAAAATTATATATTATAATTATATAATGTATAATTTAACATTCGATAATCCGTACAATCGAAACATTGTAAATAAATTAAGAGAGTTTAGACACAAACAACAAGGTTATTATACTCCTACCAATATCGAACCAGAACACATTACACATCAATATGACCCCATTACCATTACTGGTGGGGCAATGTCCGGTGGTGCTACATCCTATCATTCGATTTCTAGTAGTGGTGTATCACGTTATCCACCTGATTTATTTGAACCAAGATATACATTAAATAGAAATAAAATGGTTGGAAATAGAATGAAAGGTGGAAGTAGTGATTTCATGAATTCTCCCTTTTATCCACCTTCTTTTTCTACTTCTGGTATTGCTAGTTACGATAGTGATAGTGATATAGATGATTTAGGAAGGGTTCATTCGAAACGTAGAGGTAGAGCAATGAAAGGGGGAGATTTTTGGAGTGATGTAAAAAAAGAGTTAGGAGATAAATTACCAGGACTAAAGAAGATAGATAGAATAGATAAAATACCAAAAGATGTTTTAGCAAAATTGAAACCTTTGAAACTTGGTGGAAAGAAACCAAAAAAAGAAAAGAAAGCTGAAAGTAAATTATTAAAGATTTTCAATTAATTATTTTATTTTATCATTATATAATATAAAATGGAATTTGTAGAAATCAATGCTAATAGACAACCAAGATTATCT